ACACCACACCCCCGCCCCCCTAGTCTCCCCGCACCCCCCCCGCCGCCTGATGAAGATCTCGTATCTTCAGAACGGCGCGTACTTCGCCCTCGCGCAGATCAACGAGCTTTCGAGGACTGTCGCTCGGGCGGGCTTCCGTGCGGTCTGGACGCAGCTCCCGGTCGTCAAGGAGCTCGTGGAGTCCGCTCGACGGGGTGAGCCGATCAACGAGGTCACGGAGCTTCTAGAGCAGACGTTCGGCCTTGCCTCTGACCGTATCCGGCGGACTACGGGCCGTATTGACGACGCCCTGAACCAGTACCCCCCGAGCGTCCGGATTGGGTGGTATCAGAAGATGGCTAAGAAGCTGTCGAAGCTCGACGCTAATCTGGACGCCGCCGTCTTTGCCTTCGCCGACTTGACGGGCCTTGCCCCGATTACGTCTGCTACGCAGCACCTGACGGCGATGTCGCTGATTCAAAGGATCCACAGGATCGGTACTGCGGGCGATTCGGACTTCGCTGAGACGCTGATTAAGCAGTGGGGCATCTCAATGGAGCAGTACAAGCGGGTCGTCGCCTCCATGAAGGAGTTCGCTGAGGTGGACTCCCGGGGGCGCGTGATCGCCCTGAACGAAGAGAAGTGGGATACGGACGCCTTCCGCGCCCTGCTGACGTTCGTCGAGCGTGGCACGATCGCGACGATTCAGGATCCCCCGGCCCGCGGCGACTTCCACAAGTTCTTCTTTACTCCGGTCGGCAAGCTGATGGTGCAGTTCAGGACGTTCAACCTGAAGGGCATCGATGCTTTCCTGAAGACTTCGGCGCAGCGTGGGGACGCGATCGTCGCTAAGGAATACCTCCTGACGGGCGTTATGGCACTGATCACGCAACAGGCCCGCAAGCGTCTTGATTACGCGGCGATGAGTGACACCAAGAAGAAGAAGAAGTTCGCTGAAGAAAACTTCAGTGCTGAGGCGGCTGCGGCGATGTTCGCATCTGGCCCGACTGAGAACTTCATCCTCATCGGAGCTACTGACGCGATCTCTAACTTCGCGTTCGGGCGCAGCACGTTCGGAGACAGGATTCGGTACACGGGCCTGTCCTCAAACCCCTTGGATCTCACGGCTACGCCCGCGTGGGCTGTTCTTGACCGTGCGTACAAGGCGATGCAGGGGCCGACTAGGGCTCTGCTGAACGCGGACTATGATTACAGCCAGAAGGATCTGCATAATCTTCGAATGTCGATCCCGATGGGCCGATACTACGGCATCGGTCAAATCCTCTCCGCAGTTGAAGATCGGATTGGACAGAACCTTCCAGAGCAGTCGAAGCAACGCTAATTAGGAGCAAGTAATGGCACTTTCTTACGTCCTGTACACGAATCAGACCGGAACCGGGCCTTTCAATTTCACGTTCCCGTACATCTCGACCGCTCACGTTAAGGTGGAGAAGAACGGTACGGTGCTGACTCTTGGCACTCACTACACCCTCAGCACTTCCCCGACCCCGCAGATCACTCTAACTGCCGCACTCGTCGCGACGGATACTCTTCGAATCTTCCGTGAAACCCCGGGTCGAGCTGCGGCCCCGAACAACGTGCCGCTCGTCGATTTCACGGATGGCTCGGTGCTGACTGCGGCTGATCTTGACAAGAACACGCAGCAGCTCCTTTATCTCGTGCAGGAGTCGGATGACACTGGCAGCGGTGCTCTCGGGCCAACCCTTGATGACCTGAATTGGGACGCCGTTTCCAAGCAGATCAAGAACGTCGCAGTTCCTACTGCTAACTCGGATGCGGTCAACAAGCAGTACGTCGATACGCTTGCCCTGTACGGTGTCAATCAAGCTTCCGGACAGGCGTGGGATCTCGTCGGCGACGGCACTTCGCAGTATCAGCTGATCGGGCCTGTGCCTTCAGCAGCTGATCCTGAGCTGTTCTTCGTCGAGGTCGGCGGTGCTCTTCAGCACCCCGGCACGAACTACAGCATCACGCAGTCTGGCGGTAATTACTACCTTCAGCTCTCTGAGAACGTCAGTAGCCCGACGAAGATTCGCGTCCGAAATCTTGGCGTTTCGCGAGGGACGATTGCCGGATCTACCGTCACTATTGACGACTCTACCTTCTCGGTTGACATGGCTAACAACCGCGTCGGAATCGGAACGACGACTCCGAAGAGCGATCTAAATATCCACAGTTCTACGGTTGGTAGTCGTATTCAGCTGACGAACACGACTACTGGAAACGCGGCGGCGGGCGACGGTTTGGCTGTTGAAACTTCTGGTAACAACGGTTACCTGTGGAACTACGAAAACGGCGCACTACAATTCGGAACATTTAATACCACCCGCCTCACGATCCTCGGGGACGGTAAGGTTGGGATTGGTACGACCGCCCCCGTAACTCCGCTTACTGTTCGGGCGGCTACGGCTGATGTTCGAACTGAAACTACGGGAGATTTGACATCCACAGGTCAAGCTTACTTCTCTATTTACGGATCAAACGGAAATAGCGGATACGTCGGATTTGGCGGAGCGGCCTCAACGCTTGACGTTGTGAATCGTCTTAATGGGCCTGTGCGATTTCATGCGAATAACGCCGAAGCGGCTCGAATCACTTCGACGGGCAACCTTGCAATCGGACGAACTGATGCTCCCGTACCGATCACGATCAAGAACAACGCCGCGGCTAACACGAATACGTCAGACAATGTCGCAAATCAGGTGCGGCTATGGGATGCTACAGACGCGGTGTACGGATTCGGTGTCTCCACCGGATCGCTCAACATCTCCGCTAATCAGGGATCAACCGGAGAGATCTCGTTCTGGACGGGTGGTACAGACTCTGTCGCCCCGGCGAATCGTCTTACGATTCCTTCTGGTTCCGCGGGTATTCGGTTCCCGGCGACTCCTGCGCTTTCCTCGAACGCGAACACGCTTGATGATTACCGCGAAGGAACGTGGACGCCGACTTTGGTGTATTACTCGCGAAATCTCGTCGGAGGTGTAGCTGAAAACATTTTCAGGAACTTTCCGGCGATTACATATGGAACGCAAAGCGGACGATACACGAAGATCGGGAGCCTTGTCTACGTCAACTTCGCCTTCGCTACAAACGCAGTAACTCTTCCGGCGGGCCACGCTGCAAACTGGTATGTCGCGATTGCGAATCTTCCGTTTGCCGCTGATAATCACAACAGCTTGTCTGTCGGATATGTAACCGGATGGACGACGTCCTCTCCATACGCCGGATACACCGTAATCCCGCAACCTACTACGGGTACTGCTGATGTTGGCAAGGGTTTGATGTACTTGCTGTCAAGCACATATACCTACCTTTCGCCCGCGAACGTGACGACTACTGGAGCCTCGACAAACGTAATCTACGGGTCGTTCTCTTATCGAACCGCAGAATAAGGAGCAAACATGCCACTCACTAAAGTTCAAGCTGAAATGACGGATAACGTCCTTCGCACGGATATCACGACTCAAGTCCTGAATGTTGACACCGTAATCAAGAACGCGGGACTGAACGACAACTTTCCTATCGGGATGATCGTCCTGTTTGTGAATGATTCGCAATTTGCTATTGACTCGGGTTGGCTAGCTTGCGATGGCGTCTCTGTACCCAAGGCCGACTACCCTCAGCTCTACGCTGAAATCGGCGGCTCGTTCGGGGAAACCGCGACTCACTTCACTTTGCCCGGTATTGCCTCGCCGACCGAAATCATCACCTTCGGACTCGGCGGTGCGTATGGGATTCGCGCAAAGAACAGGGCGAAGGTCTAATGGCTCTTCACAACGAATCGGAAGTCATGCTTGCCCTCGGTCGTCTTGAAGGCAAGATGGACGCTATCTTGCAGATGCAGCGCATCCAAGAGGAGCAGATCAAGTCCCACGACGAGCGTATCCGGGAGCTCGAACACTCCCGATCGTTCATCTTCGGGATGGCCGCTCTCGTCGGTGCGGTCGCTTCTGCCGGAATCACCGCAATTACGAAAGCACTTCTATGAACAAGCTTGACAAGATGCTGAGCTCTCTGCATGAGGCGGTCGCCGCTGATCTGCTTCGGCGAATCGAAGACGGATCCGCGACTGCTGCGGATCTCTCAGTTGCCCGTCAGTTCCTCAAGGACAACGGGATTGATGCGATGGCTAGTCAGTCGGAGCCCCTTGCGAACCTCGCAAAGAGCCTTCCGTTTGACCCCGAAGCTGAGGCTGCTTGACTTTGGATCCTCGTCTCAAAGACTTCAGGAACTTCCTGTTCCTCGTATGGGATCATCTCAGACTCCCTGACCCTACGCCTATCCAGTACGACATCGCTGACTTCATTCAGCATGGGCCTAAGCGGCGGATTGTGGAAGCATTCCGCGGGGTCGGCAAGAGTTGGATCACGAGTGCCTATGTCGTCCATACGCTGCTCCTTGATCCTACGAAGAACATTCTGGTCGTCTCCGCGTCGAAGCAACGCGCAGATGACTTTTCGACGTTCACGCTTCGGCTGATCCATGAGATGCCGCTGCTACAGCATCTCCGACCGAAGGAGACGCAGCGTAACTCGAAGATCGCGTTCGACGTCGGCCCCGCTCCTGCTAGCCACGCGCCGTCCGTAGTGTCTAAGGGCATCACGAGCCAGATCACTGGTAGCCGTGCTGACTTGATCATCGCGGACGACGTCGAGAGCTCGAACAACAGCGCGACGATCACGCTCCGCGACAAGCTTGCGGAGACTGTCAAGGAGTTCGAAGCAGTCCTGAAGCCGGGTGGAGACATCCTGTATCTCGGTACTCCTCAGACTGAGCAGTCGATCTACAACCTATTGGCTGAGCGCGGGTACACGATTCGTATTTGGCCCGCCCGCTACCCCGACAAGAAGCGTCGGGACACTTACGGAATGCGTCTCGCCCCCCGGATTGCTGAGGGGCCGGACGACATGACCCCTACGGAGCCTACCCGCTTTGACGAGTTTGGCCTGAAGGAACGTGAGCTCGGCTATGGGCGGTCTGGATTCGACCTCCAGTTCATGCTCGACACGACGCTGAGCGACATCGACAGGTATCCCCTGAAGCTGTCGGACTTGATCGTCATGTCCTTGAACGACGAAGTCGCCCCGGAGAAGCCGATCTGGGCGGCGGACATCCGCAATGCGGTACAGGACGCCCCGTGCGTCGGCTTCAACGGCGACAGGTACTACAGGCCGATGGCCGTTACAGGCTCGTGGATCGCTTATACGGGCTCCGTGATGGCGATCGACCCCTCAGGCCGGGGCGCGGACGAAACCGCCTACGCGGTCGTAAAGATGCTTAACGGGTATCTGTACGTCGTCGAGGCGGGAGGACTGCCCGGAGGGTACGGCGACGACACGATGAAGGCGATCGTCGAGATCGCGAAGAAGCAGAAGGTAAACTTCCTGATTGTGGAGTCGAACTTCGGCGACGGCATGTTTCAAGAGCTGCTGAAGCCGTACCTCCAACGGGAATATCCCGTCACGATTGAGGAAGTTCGGCACAACATCCAGAAAGAAAAGCGCATTATCGACACTTTGGAGCCTGTGATGAATCAGCACAGACTCGTCGTTAATGAGAAGCTGATCAAGGCGGACTACGAGAGCACTGCTAACCGAAGCTCCGAGAAGCGTCTTCAGTACCAACTGTTCTACCAGATGAGCCGAATTACCCGTGGTAGGGGCTCGTTGGCGCACGATGACCGAATCGATGTGCTTGCGATGGCTGTCGGCTACTGGACGCAGCAGATGGCCCAAGACGTTGACCGGAGAATGAGGATCCGGAAGGACGAAGTCTTGAACATGGAACTGGAGAAGTTCATGGAATCGGCGATCGGACGAAAGGATAAAGGTGGTGACTCATGGATCCAGCTGAACGTGTAGACATCGATGACCTGTACGTCGAATTGACCGTCCTCTCTTACACCGCAATACAGCGATACGAGGACTTTCTTCGAGGTAAAAAGGGCTCTACGATCCAGTTAGCGCGGGCTATGAAAGACCTTCGGGAGTTCCTCCCATCCGATATCGGCGACCTTACGGACGCTTGAGCGTCTGGGGACTCGCACGGACTCAGGAAAGCATTCCAAGAGGCGATCTCTCCCTACCCTAGCGCGGTTCGCCGCTGAGGAGCTTCGGCTCTTCATGGGGGGTAGGGGGGGATCTGCCCCCGGATCTTGGAAAGGATAAACATGAAAAAGAGAACTTCAGGGCCATGTAAAGGTAGGAGCCTGAACAAGCCTTGGAGGACTCCGGGTAGCCCGAAGAAGTCCGCAGTATGCGTCTCTTCGGGAGACGGAGTGAAGATCGTCCGCTTCGGTGATCCGAACATGAAGATCAAGAAGCACATCCCCGGTCGTAGGGCTAACTTCCGGGCTCGTCATAACTGTGACAACCCGGGGCCGAAGACTTCAGCACGATACTGGTCGTGCAAGGCATGGTGATCTATGTGTAGCTCTAAGTCCGTCAAGCAAGCTACGAAGTCCACGGGGGAATCCTTAGTTCGGAACGTCAGCATCAGGACGACGACTAAGGACGGCACGAGGTTCCGGGATACTCAAGGAGCTGTCCGTCCTATTGACGACTTCATCAAGGAGCAGAAGGAAGCGACGAAGAAGTTCGTCGATGTCGAAGACAGAGGCCAGTTCCAGTACGCAAGCCAGACTACTGGTGACATCGTCCAGACTGAGGACATCCAGAACAGGCTGAAGGCGAAGGAATCGACCCTCAACGTAACGACTATTACTGGCCCGGGTAACGCATCAAGCAGGATGTCTTACACCGTCCCGGCAGAGCTTCGGATCAAGCGTAACTGGAGCGTCAAGGGGCCGGGTGGGCTTTCGATCCCGTCGATGAACGTCGATCAGCCGACGCAGTTCGCTCGGACTGACCAGAGCGCACGGAAGCCGAACGTCCGGGTCGTCAACGGCAAGCTGATGTTCGGGTGACATATGCCTAAGATTCTCCACAACCTCGCGAAGAAGATGGAGGCGAAGGGCTACGCTAAGGCTAAGGCGTGGGCTCTCGCTACTTCGATCCTCCAAAAGCAAGGAAAGCTCAAGGTGAAGAAGAATGGCTGACCGAGACTACGCTGAGGAGTACAGGAAGTACCACGGTACTGAGAAGTACAAGAAGGATCGTGCGGCTCGGAACAAAGTCCGGCGTAAGGCGATCCGAGAAGGTCGAGTCAATAAAGGCTCGAACATGGACATCGATCACAAAGACGGCAATCCGAGGAACAATGCCCTGAGTAACCTTCGGATTGTCCACCGTTCTGTCAACAGGGCTAAACACTGAGGTAATAGACATGTCTAAGGGACAAGCTCCTGTGGTTGAGCTCAATTCTTCGCTGAGCGCACGCAACAAGACGAAGACTTCCGCTGCTCAGAACCCTAAGGTTAGCAGCAGCAACGCTAGAGTCGGCGGTACGAGCAACTCACTCGCTAGCGGCAATATGCCGAAGCCGCTGATGAACCCGAACAAGCTGAAGATCGGGAAGAAGAAGAAGATGCGAGGCCGTTAATGGCGTTCATCCAGACGGGTACGAATCCGAAGACGGGGGAGCCTGAGGGGTACTACAGGACGAGCAAGGATCAGTACCCGTCTAACAAGAAGAAGAAGATGGCGATCAAGACCGACATCTTCAAGATCAAGAAGAAGGGTGGTAAGTGACATGGCAGCAGGAGATACGCTGAGTGGTTCGACTAATGTGTCGATCTACAGGCCGAACCGCTTTGAGGACATTGGCGACACCCGCCCTCCGACTCAATCCCCGGGCGTGTTCGACTTCGGTAGCCGACTTCACACTGACCAGTACCCAGATCAGGGGCTGACCCAGAACTTCGCAGCGATGCTCTTGGGCATCGCCCTCAGGATCCTTCACCCAGACATGACTCGTCGAGAGGAGATGATGATGTATGGACAGAAGCCCGCCCCCGGCGTCTCCGAAGAGAACCTCCGAAGTCCTAACGTCTCCCCTCTCGCAATCCGACGAGTGGGCTGACTTCCCCGTCGCGCTGTACGTCGGTGGCGTCAGGATCGACGTAGAGCGGTCTAGGATCGCTTCAGAGACGTTCGGAGAGTTCAAGTACTACCCGAGGCCGTCCATAGTCGTCGATGAGCTCCTAGAGCCTTCTAGCGCGTGGATGACGATGTTCCACGAACTGCTCCATGCAGTGTCGGAGATGTACGGCCTAGAGCTTGACGAGGGGCAGATCAGGACTCTTGAGGTCGCGATCTCGGACGCATTTCGGTCGAACCCGAAGTTGCGACTATTTGGGGAAAAAATCTGAGAAGGGTTTGATTGATTGACACGCGCCGAAACCCCCCTTGGGGGGCCGTTAGGTGCTTGTTAGGGTATGACCGCGGTTATCGGCCCCCGGGATGCCCGTAGGTTATCGGACGGTAGGCTATCGGACTCCGATGGGGAGCCTAGGTTATCGGAAGGGACGCGCGGGGGACGGGGGCAGCATGGGCAACGTCCGGATAACTGGGGATACGGTCGAGCGTGTTTCCGCTTGCCCGTTTATTATCGACCACACTAGATCTAGTGGTACTGTAGGATCCGGGATACTACTAATGGTAGACCGCCTAGGATGCCCGCTGCGGGCTTCCGGCGACGATTCCGGCCCGTAGCCCGTCCGAAGTCCGGGCGCGTCTAATGCCATCCTAGGCCCCCTAGCGGCGAAGTGTCCCGATAACGGGAAAGTGGGTTTAATTGAGTAAACTTCGCTTTAATCGGTTGACGGGCGGCCCGGATTAGTTTAGTATTCCCGTGTCGCCCGATCCCGAACGCCCGGACGGTTCCCGATGGGAACGCGGGACGCGAAGGACGGGACGACGAGAGTAGGAAACCGCAATGACGAAGTCCGCAACGAAGTCCGCCAAGTCCGCCCGCACCACGTTCGCCGATAGCCTTGCCGCGCTCCCGATGGAAGGATTCGCCAAGTCCGTCCGGGATTCATGGGCATCGGGAAGTGCTGCCATCCGCGCCGTGTCCGTTGCCATGTTCGCCGCGACGATTCGCAAGGATGTCCGCAGTTACGCGGGCGACTCCGGCAAGGGGGCATTCGCGTGGTTCATCGACGAATGTGCCGGGAACGTTTCGAAGGGCCGATTCTCGCAGTACGTCACGTTCGGACGTTGGATCGATGCTGCGGAGCGCATCGGGAAGCCGGGACTCGTCGCATCGGAATACGATGCCCGCGCTCTACAGTCCGCCTACGGGAAGTCCGAAGCCGAAACGGAGTCCGGCTATCTCTCCGGCATGTCCCGCGCCGATGTCGATACGCTCGTCGAATCGGCGGTCAAGTCCGGCAAGTCCGGCAAGTCCGCGAAGGATTCGGACGGCGAATCGGACGATGCGCCGAAGTCCGGAAAGTCCGTTGTTATGACTGCGCGCGGGCTTGCGGACGCGATCGGCGACATGGTCGCGGCGGTGCTCACGCGCAAGGATTGCCGCGCCGAGGATCGCGAGATGCTCCGCGACGCGCTCCGCGCCGCCTCGGATCTCTGCGAGTAAGTTTACTCCGGTAAACTCCGCCCCTGCCCACGGTTCGCCGTGGGTGGGGGCTTTATTGTTTCCATGCCCGCCCTCGGTTCGCCCGGGGGTGGGCGTGATGAC